TGTCTTTCTTATTTGTAAACAACCTACAGCGTCTTCGCTTGAATTGTATGCGGAATCGTTGTAGCTACTTTCTACAAAAATCAATGCGCTTATTGTTGATGAGCTTGGAAAGTCATCCCATATTTCTATTTCGTATTTAAGAGTGTCTACTTCTTTTAATAAACTATCAATTGCAAATTCATAATTATCAATATCATTTTGCATATCATTAATTTGATTTTCATAGTCTATCTGCATTAGAAGAATTAGTCCCATACCTAAAGCAAGAGATGTAATAAATAGTATATTTTTCATATTAATCAAATAAAAGTTTTAATTGTGCTGGATCACCTGTTTCAATATCTTTACCAAACTGTTCTTCTACAGTCCTGCTTGAATAGCCTAAGGCTAATGCCATTCGTTTACAAGTTCGTTTAAATTCTAGAATTGTTAAATCGTCTGCTACCTTGAACTCAATTATTTGAGGTTCTTTAGATAGTAGTTCTCTTTGATATGTTAGTTTATCTAATGCCATTCATTCACTCCAATAGTTTTTATTATATACTAATATAACAATTTTTTCTGAGATATGAAAACAATTAGCTGAAAAGTTTTGTAACCAATGATTCGGTAAATTTACCTTTCATTATTCTTGAGTACTGTGCTATTTTTTGCGTTATTAGCTTTTTATCTTTCTTCCAACGCAAACCTTTTAATTCTTTTTTTAGAATAGAGACCTGCACAGCTGCCTCCAATTTATATATGTCTTTTTGTTTCTTAGACATTTTTTGTTTTTTCTCGATAACAGTAGGCTTAAGTGTTCCTTTCAGCATAGGTTGCTCTTCACCTTTATGATATACATTACCTTGTGGATCTATAAACTCTTTCATAAAATGCCAGCCTGATACCTTTCCTGTGTTTCCTCGTGTACTTATCTCAGGTGGGTCTACCATTTCATTTACGCATTCATGGCATGTTGTCGATGTCGTGTCGTTAGACACCACAGTAAACTGTCCACATACTTTGCATTCCATATATCTATAATCCTGTTCGGGATTTTGATTCCATGCTGTACCTTTTCTTAACTCTACTGCGTATTTTTCTATTACAACTTCTTCCATTATTCTTCACCTTTTAGTTTAAATTCACCAAATGAAATACCATTTTGATCGTTTCGTATATTATTAAGTATACTCGAGGAAGAGTTTAATCGGTCCTCAATTTGCTTAATTCTCTCTAATCTGTTGATAACCTCAGAGTTAAGCGCTTCAAGTTTTTCTAATCTATCCATGCCTTCAAGGTCTATATCCAAATCTTCTAACTCTTTACTCTGCTTGTTTGATGCGAAAGCAAAGTTTGCAGCAACTACCATAGCTATAGCCAGCGGGTCGAATACAAATATAATAAGCAACATAAACCAATTTATTATTCTATCCATAGATCTACCTGTAAGTTCAGCAATATATTTTAAAGGGCCTAGTTCACTTGAAGACTCGTTGCCTATTTCCTCATCTAGTATTTGCATATCTAATTTAGTTATAGAGTCTGTAACTGAATTGTAATTTGTTTTAGCTTCAGCTAACTGGCCTTCCAATAACTTTCTCTGTCTAGATGAAGTTGTAGTTACAAGCAGACCTGATTCTTTATCTACATATTGTATTTGAGTTGGGTTAGCTAATGCGTTTGTCCACATTACTATTGACTCTTTAATCTCAAATCTTTGTTCTTCAAATCTTTCTTGTTTAGACTCTATCAACTCTACCTGTCTATCTAGAAATTCAGATTTATTATAAGTGTCTTGATATGCTCCTGATAAAAAACCATATATTCCACCTGATGTAATTACCATAAGTATAAAAACAGCTACAACAAAATATATTCTTAGAAATTTATTTATAGTTTCCCAATATTGATATAATAGTGAAGCAACTATTAATTTTGAAACTTCAAGCGCGCCGGCCATTATTATAACTTGAGTACTAGCACCTGCGAATAGTTTGCTCAAACCATATACAGAATAAAATGCAGCAGACATAGAAACAGAAAGTGCACTTAACGCTATAAGATATGGTAATGTTTTTTTCATTAGTTTATTGGTGGTTGCTTAGATGAATATACTAAAGTATATACTGTTTGTTTTTGTTCAGTCTTAACTCGTATCTCTGAATCAGTTATTCCTAAGCCTATTAGAATTTTTTGAAGTCTGTATATTTTGTCTTTACTATAATTACTTATGCAGATGAATTCATCGATTACAGATACTACTAAAGAATTATAATCATAAGTATACTTACCTTTATTATATAACTCTTCCTGTATTGCTGGTATTAAAGGCAAATTATTAATAAGTCTTTCTGAATAGTATCTTTTGTTTTCTTCATCAAGCTTAGCTGTCCATTTTTTAAACATAGAATAATCCATTTGAAATATGCCTTTGTCTTCATCAACCATAAGAGACCAAAGCTCAGTGTCTGACAAATATTCTGGTATATATTTCTTAGATCGTATTTCCCTTTCAGCTTCTCCTGGAAATTCAGTTCCTAGCTTACCTTTGTATTGCTTGAACAAGTCGATTAAGTTGTCTATCGAATTTAAACCTCCAGTTTTAGTATCTTTAACATTCTTTATTATCTCAGCATCTTTCTCATCACTTAAAGTTATTCTTTTAATAAGTTCTGTCAGACCTTTTTTACCTGAGTCTAGAATTTCTTTAAGCTCCTGGCATTTTTCATATTCTTCTGTTTCTATATAATATTCTATAATGTCATTAACTATATCTGTTAATTCTGGTATATCTAAATAATATGGATCATAAAGTATAAACACTTCTGAAGTAGATGAAGCTACCGAAGTAATATCTGTCTTACCGGTAACCAATCTATATGTGCTTTCAAAAGCTACATCCAATCCTTCTGTGTTTAGATCTCCGTCCATACTTCTAATTTCCTTCATAATTTTATTTTAAATTAATACCTCAAACCACCGAAGCTTAAACGGTGTGCTTCTTCAACCGTCGGTCTTGGGTGCTTTATTAAGCCGCCATCGCCATTTCAACATGTTCGCCTGTTAATTGCGTTTGAACTTCCTTATATCCTTATCTCAATGTCAATTTCCAAGTCACCCCCGTTATATCTATTTGAATATAATTCATTAGATATTGATCGTATTATATCTAATTGAATATAATTCTTTGTGGAGGTGGAGGGAGTCGAACCCTCGTCCATTTGAGTAGCTAACATAAGTACTAGCGTTCAATTATAAATATCACTTCTCTATTTGTTTTTTAGGTTTTTTCTTGTAAGTTCTGCTTTTATTTTTATTTGCAGTTTTCTTAGAAGAATCTTCCTTACTGTATTTTAAAGTAGTGAGTTCTTTTTTTAAAAGATCGTTAACCAAAAGTTTATCTTCCAATAAAGTCTTGATTGAATTAAATCTTTTATTTAAGTATAAGATTGTTCCTGCACAACCTAATACAAATCCTGTAATTCCTGATAGTATCATATTATCCTCTGTATGTTCCTGAACCCTCATCAAGCATTCCTAACCTTTGAGCTTTCTTATACATATTCTGCATATCTAACATTGTTTCTAGAACTCTATTAGTTTCTGAGAATGTAAGCTCGAACCTTTTTCCATCTATAATGAAAGTACCAATCAGTGGTTGATTAGCTTCTCCAGATGGATTTTTAGCTTTAGCTCCATGCATTAACTCACAGTCAACTGTTGACCATATTTTTCCGTACTTGTGGGGATTGAATTGTTTTGCCATAATTATTATTTTAGCTTTTTGTCTACTCTATTAAATAGGATTTTCGACTAACTCCTTTTGTGATTAATTATTTTTATTAATTATTTTAATTATTATTAATTATATTTAGTATACTAATTATTAGTATTAGTAATTACTATTATTAGTTTTTTACTACTAATATATTAAAAATTTCCGACAAATAAAAACTTTTCAGTAATTATTTTTACTTATAAGGATATAAACCTTCAAACAGTTGTATGAAAAATTTATTTATCAGATTTTTTCTATATTCTAAGTCCTTATTTTTTGACATTATCTTATCAATGTAATTACATATAGGGCTATCCGCTGTTTGTATTATAGCATCTGCTTTATATAAATCGCTAACACCTTCAGCTCCACCATTTTTAAATGCTGAAACGATTCTTTCTTTATCTATATATCTTTTATCGAATCCCATTAGTTATCTTCTATCTTTACATAGCTATACCATAATATAGAAACTAACGTTAATACTACAGCAGATCCAATAACATACAAAAAATACCAAGGAGAGTGTGAGTGTCCAAATATTGTAGGTATACCTATTAGTGATATCCAAGAAAGAAATATTAAGCCTGTGCTTTTTTCTAACCTTCTTTCTACTTTTTTAGTTAACTCTGTGTTTAGTAAGCGTTTCAATGCTGATTGCATATCTTTACCATAAACAGGTTGCTTTGTTATTGACCCATCAACCTCACCTATAGTAACCATATACTTACAGTAACCTTTATGTGTTTCAGATTTTTTTAAGAGCTTGCAGTCTATAGCTCTACGTCTATCGTATTTTTTCATAATCTATTTCTTTTGTTTGAAGAGAAAAGTTTCTCGTAAATATTCTCTTACTCTACTTTCGCTTTTATCTAATACCTCGGCAATGTTTTTTACCGACATTTTTTTATCTCTTAACCTTCTAGCTATCTTTGCTAATCTTATAACTGCCAAGCTTTTGAGATCTGTCCATGTTTTTGTTTTACTATTCCAATTCATAATTTATTTCTTTTATTTTATTACAAAAATATAATACACCATTGTTTCTTAATACGTGATCACAATGAAAAAATCTTTTAAGTATATCCATATTTGGATTTTTTAATCTCGATTCTCTTATTGTTCTCTTGACAACAAAAAGATCATGACCTGTATTAATTACTTTGTTGTGCATTATTTTTCTAATTCTCCGTTTGTAAAGTCTTGCTGAGACTTAGCTGCTTTACTTAATTCTGTTTCAGCTTTCCTTTCTTTACCTTCAGCATGTCTTTTCTTATTAATCATATCTCTATATGCTAGTTCCATAACTTTCATATTTTGAATTGCTGTATGTACAACTTCTATTATTCTAGAGTCTGCCATACAAGGGTATGTTGTAAATCCAGATTTACCTCCATTTTCTTCTACTCTGATCTTATAGTCAGGTGTTTTCAGCACATCATCTTTAAATGTTTGCTCCATTATCTTTCCAGTATATATATCTCCAGTTAAGAATTTGAATTTAACAATGTCTCCAATGTTGTATTTGTGTTTAAGTTTTTTCATAATAATTTATTTATTTAATTTAGTAATTTTTTTAATCATATATTTCCAATCAGCACCTTCGTTAGGATCAAAATGCATCCATGTTCCTTGAAAGTCTGACTGACCTCTTGTGTTAGAATCATCGATCAATATGTCTCCAATCAATAAATCTTTTCTGTGTGTTAAAAACATTTTCCTCTTAAGCTTAGGTAGATGTTTTTCTATCCAATTTCTTTTTTGACCCCATGAATCTGGGTTATTCCAAGGTGGCGTTGTTGCAATAAATACATCATGTCCCATGTCTATTAGAGCAGCCACGGCGTTGATTGCACCTGGCATAGGGGTAAAGGTACTGAAGTCCAAAACCTCGTCGGGATGTTTAACATTGGGAATTTTATCTGCTGCTTCTTGGAAGTTTGCTAAGACACCGTCCATGTCTATGTATATTCTGAGTTTATTACTATGCATTAGTACCACTTGCTTTTGTTTGTACTTGAGCACAAATGTTGGTGAATGCCGAACCTGAATTGTAGGCTGTGTAAGCTTTGCCCCATATCATTTCGTTTTTGTTTGAAACAGTAATTAAGTTTGAGTTAACGTCTAGTTTTACTGTGTAGGTTCCGAATTTTTTAGTCATTTTTTAATTTTTAGTTAGTTATTTGTTTGTTATTTATACTATAAATATACGCAATTTAATTGGGATATGAAAACTTTTAGCGGGTTATTTTTCGCTAATTTTGAAAAGTTATTAACAATTTCTTTCACCTTCGTATATGTGTTTAATAACAGGGAAGCGTAATGAATAAAGGCCTGCTTTGTTTTGTGATTCTTCGAAGTATTGTATGGTAACTGTTTTACCTATAATTTCTTCTGGATTCAATTGATATTTTATTCGCTGTTCTTGAGAGAAACCAGATCCAACACCAACTTCATTTCCTTTGTGCGTTATATATATTTGAGCGAGCATAGGCATTAGAACTTCTTTGCCATCTCTTAATATTCTATGGTTTTCAAAGTCACAACTCTGTACAACATATTCTGCATCGTGCATTTCTTTAACCTTTAGTATATCCTTAGATCGCTTACCTTTGTATCCTGTATTTTTACGAACCATTATTCCTTCGTATCCATGTTGCTGAGCTTCCTTTGCCATATTGTTAAACTGTTCTTCAGATTCAATATGATGTTGGTCAAGTAGAGTTAATGTATTGGTAGACTCAATATCGATATCGGTCAAGTTAACGTATCTATCTTCTAATGTAGTTGTACCAACTTGAGTATCAAATTCTTCTAGTGTAAGATAATCGAATATAACAAACTTAGGATTTTTAATTGTGTGGTTCTTGCGTCTTATTTCTTTCATTACATCTTGAAAGTTTTCGTTACCTTCTGAATCCATTAAGCATAGTTCACCGTCAAGTACAAAGTCACCTGGAATTTTTACAACCTCATCTAAAACTTTTTGTAGTGTTTCAAATTCGTTACCGGCTCTAGAGTGAGCAGATATTTCATCTTGCTCTTTACGTATAATACATCGTACGCCGTCAAGTTTTCTAGATCCTAACCACTCCTCGTTTTGAAAGTCAGGTAGTACATCAATAGCTTCTGCCAATGCTACCTTGAATTGAGGTATTAAGTAAGGTATGGCTTTATTTATAAGACTAGCACCAGCTCTTGTTTTTAAGTCTTTATCGAGTATGTTATATATAACATCACTGTATTGTTTATTGTCAGCCACGAAGGCGTTAACCATTGAGATTGCAGTGTGGCCTGTATAGATCTTATTTGATAAGCCTTCCAAAAGACCAACTAATGTTGTATTATTTGTTGAGCATAGGTGTGAAAGTTTCTTGCAGTTTTTGGAAGTGACACCGAAGTGTATATAGGGACTGTATACGTAAACAAGTATATCCGTTAACCAATGATTTTTGGAATAACTCTTGATTATTTCTTTCTTGTCGTTAGAACTTGAAGTTGATCTCAAATCATTTGAGAAATTTCTAACTGCTTGTAGTGTTTTTTGAGTTTGCATTATTTCTATATCCATTATTATATAGATTCATTAGCCATCTCGTTGTCTAGGTCAGCCGAGCAAGGGATCTGTAGTTCGTTGCATTCTTTAGCATCTGCTTCAGCAGCTACTCTTTCTGATGTGAGTCTATCGATTTCTTGTAGTCTTGCTATTTCGTTTGTCAATTCTGTTAATCTAGTTTTAGTCATTTTTTAATTTTTAGTTAGTTAGTTGTTTTTAATTATATGTAAATATAGGCAATATCTCCGAGATAAAAAAACTTTTAGCGGGTTATTTTATATTTGTTTGAAAAAGTTATTAACATGATAGTGTAGATAAAGGAGATAACTCTGAATGTGAGTAAGAGTAAGCGTAATCGCATTTCTCCCAATCAAAGCCAACCATCATAAAATGAGTCCTGGGAACCAAACCTTTGAAGCACATGTAAGAATAATTTTCATGTAACTGCCAGTCAGCCATGTTTTCCAATTCAGAATAGAAGTCTCTTTCAACTTCATTGATTGTATAGCCATCTCCATAACCTACAGCCATTACTGCTGATTGAACATCGATAATTTTATCTATCTTAGATTGAGTAGGCCAGTCATCGTCACCATTGAACTTGATAGCTTCATTGTGCCAAGCATCTTTGATGTTGAACTTCATAACTTTTGCCACCATTTCGTTGTGTCCGTACATTGCTTTTGAAAATGGTTTTGTGATTTCGATTCCGTAAAGAATGGTTGGAGATTTTTTAGCTTTTTTCATAGTTTAATTGTTTTTATTTATACTATAAATATACGCAAAATAACCGAGATATGAAAACTTTTAGCGGGTTATTTTTATTTATTTTTGCAAAGTTATTAACAATTCTATACAGCCAATGCAAATACAACTATCATTATGATACAGTATAGCACTGGAGTAATATCGATCTTTGTTGAATGTTCCATGTATATAAATATTAACTGATTTTTTGATTTATGCTAATTTAATGTTAACTTACTATTAACTTTTATGTAGCCCGACGGAGAATCGAACTCCGGTTACATGGATGAAAACCATGCGTCCTAACCACTAGACGACCGGGCCAGACTAATCTTTAAATTTTACTCCATCACTTCCTATCCAAGTCTTATCCTCATCGTTTGTCTGCCACTTGTATTTTGTAACGTACCAAACTTCATCAGCCTTCCATTTGTAATCTGTAAAGTATATCTTATGATCGGCCTCCCATTTTTTAGAAGACCAAAAGACAATTCCATATGAATTAGCCTCCCATTTATTTTTTGTATAATATACTACACGGTCAGCTGACCATTTGTTTGCTGTAACATATACAATCACATCAGCATCGTATTTCTTGGAATTGTAAGCCACCTGACCATTACACTGTCCTGCTATCCCTAACCAGAATACTAATCCAAGTATCAGTATAATAATTTCCCATTTCTTATATACTGACTTGTTCATAGTTCTAGATATTTTAATAAGAATTCCAGTTTTGCATTGATCACATCTAGTTTATCATGGATTCCGCGGGCCCATTCTCTATCACTCTCATCGGGGGCGCGGCGTTCTCTAGTTGGAAAGTTGTAGGTTGTATCGTTAACTTCATCTGCTTTATAGTTATCGTGCTTATTTCTTAGAATTGTTTTTTTCATTTTGTTTCTTTTTTATTACTATGTTATATGCTTCTTCTATTTTCTCACCGTATGTCCAATAAGATCCCTTTAACGTTTTAGATACTTTTATAACGTCATCGTATATACCTTCGCCATGAGCTTTATATAATACATCTTCTACTCTATCACTTCCCATTACGATCTCCAATTTTTAAATGCATAAGCTATCTGCTCGTCAACTACATAATCATCAGCAATATACTTTTTAACTATAGGAGGTATAAGAGTATCGATGATTGTGTTGAGGTAGCGGACATGAGTACCACTAAGTGTATGAGATCTATATAGACCATCGATCCAAGATTTACACCATGCGGCACCTCTATCTATATTGAATTCCAAATCTCGTAGGGTACGCGCATAATCATCTTCGGTAGGCACGCGAAATACGGGTACAGATCCACTAGTCTTTGTATTTGACTTTGAAGCCTTACCGCCACGTAAGCCTCGCATAATACCGTAGCCGCTGCGTTGCGCCAACTTGTTTATTTTAGCGGCAGAAGCTCTATCCATAACTTGAATTGTATTGCCTGTCTTGTGGTATGTTATATCTACACAAGCAACTTGTTCTACAGTACTACAGTCTACGCATACCTTGTAACCTAAGTCTATACGAACCTGAGGTATTGCTGCATTACATTTACACTTTAGCATATGCCTTTTTCTTTTAGTCGTTTTATATGTTTGCAATCTTGATAGGGTCTGTAGCTATGGCCTATACATTCACATGAGTACTGGGAGTGACGATTAATAGTAACGTTGTAATGTACTAACTCGCCAGTCTTTTTGTTTCGTGACCCCATTTCACTATAGACTCTAATCATTGTCTTCGCTTATATATGCTGCTGGTGAAGGCAGATCTCCGTAGTGGCACCACTTATCTGACAAACTGTTTGCTGATTCAAAGAATACTTCCTTTGTCTTGCCTTGTACTTGCTCCTTGATTACGTAAACGTATCCACCTAATCCATCCGACTCTTCTACTACTTCTAATTTATCACTCATGTTTTTATTCTGTTTTAATTTATACTACTAATATAGGCAATCTTTCTGATATATGAAAGGATTTTAAGGGTTAATTTTAAAAAGTTATTAACAATTGCTTGTATACTTTCAGCTTACGGTGTAACCGTTATGTCTAAACAGTTGTTTTCTATAGACAAAAAAATCATCCCCGATGTGTGAGTAGCCTATAGCGTATAAAAAAAAAGTTTAAATCCGCGGCTTACAAACAATTAGAGCCAGAGATGACATTTTGTCACCTCCAGCCAATTGAACTAACTAACCTCGTTTATGCCGTTTCTGCTTCTTCTACGTTAAATAACTCTTCGTTTGTATCCACTGCGTCCTTGTCGTAAGACCATTTTTGAACGAGTTGTTTTACGAATGTTCTTTCCGAATCCAGACCTCCTGTGTTATCGAACTGTGGGTATATACATACCTCTGCTGCTTCCTCTAGGGTAAAGCCATCGTATAGTAAGCTAGCCATCTCTACCGAATTCCTTGTAGATACCATAGTGCTTATACGTGGTGCTTCTGTATTTAATTCTATTCGTGTACCTCCTACTATATCCCCTATAGCTTCTATACTCTTTCCATCTAGATTGGGATATAAGTAAGTTAGAAGGTCTATCTCTCCATCCTTATCCAATACATCCATTTCTACTATAATGAATCTATCTAACAACGCCCTATCCATAACTCTTGTTGCTGTATATTCATTTCCTATATTGGCAGTTGCTATGAATGTAACTCCTTTTGCCACTTCTATAGTTGGCGAGCCGTCAGCTTCATCAACACGTAGGTACCTTTGGCCTTCGTCTAGTACCGTCATTAGGATGTTGTGTGCATCAGGGTGAGCACGTGATAATTCATCTAATAAGATTACCGCACCTTCAGTCTGTATAGCTTTAACAAATAGAGCTTCTGAAAAGAATGTTCCATCTTCTTTGTTAAAATGCGTATTACCTATTAGGGTTGATCTTGGATCTTGTGTAGCACCAAGGTTGAAGTAGAACGTTTCCTTATCTAGTACCTCACCTACAGTTTTTGCAGCCATTGTCTTACCACAACCAGCAGGGCCGGTCATCATTATATTCTTACCTCTCATAGCAGATCTCATAAGGTATTTCCACTTCAGTGGTTGCATCTTTAAGATATCTGGCTTAAGTTCCCCTGATGTCTTGATGAAATTCATTAGAGCAAGTTGTTCTTCAGGTAATTTAGCATCTTCTATAATAGCCTTTTTAAGCCTGGTGTCTAGAAGCGTTGTATCATAGTTAGTAATTTTACCAGAAGTAGCCGTACCATATACAGCATGTTCAGATGGATGGGTTACCTCATCGTCTAATTTTACGGTCAAGAAGATCTCGTTACGATAAGAGTATTTACATTTTTCAGCTGCCTTAGTATTGGCTTGAGCTGTATAGATATCACCTGCCTTATTGGCAAAGGTTGTATCTGATAGGGGTTGAAAGGTTAATTTCGTCATTTGTTAGTTGTTAGTTAGTTATTTATATTATAAATATACGCTAAATTTATGGGATATGAAAGGATTTAGCTGCCTATTTTGGTAAAGTTATTAACAATTACAGTAGGGTATATCCTGGGTATATAGATAATGCAAGGGTCTTTGCCTCCATTAACGTATAAGTCATTAAAATTGATTTTCTTACTTTGCCAGGGAAGGCTTTGCAGGTGAGATAAACAGTGTACTTTTCCATGTGTTTTTTGATTTATTAGTTATACTATAAATATAGGCAATAATACCGACATATGAAAGGATTTTCAATGACAATATGGCAAGGGTTAGATGACAATGTGTCACTAGTAGTATACAGTGTTAGAGAGAGTCTAATGATAGATAGAATAGGGAGAGTCTAAGCCTATGGTCCTCCACGCTGAAGCCTGATCTCTAAGCATATGTACTTAGCATGTCATACAGAGCTTCTTAGCATACCTCTAGGGCCCTATACCAGTGGATTAGAGAGCTCCTAACGTTGTCAATATTCCGTCCAATGTACCACTAATCACTCCTCAGATATACTCTCTAGAGTCTAGAAAATGCGACTCCGGCGCGTGTGTGCATGGTCTAATCTGTTTTCTGATATATCTTAGATGCAATATATCTGTATATATCCGATGCTATCCTGAATAAAACGAGTATATGAGAGGGATTGATACATGTGATTAGAAACGTGGGTCATCGTCGTCTAGTCTTTCGCTGCCGTATACTATAGAGATTGCTATCCCTATGATACTCGCTACTATTAATGCTGCTATATAGATCACTTGTGTTTCCCCCATGTTGTTACTATCTCTTCCAATATTATATA